CCCCTACTCGCCTTCGGGCAGGTAAGGGGCTTTTTGCTTTTTAGCTCAGGCTCCCGGCAGCACCTTTAGCACCTCTTCCGCAGTTTCGGCACGTGAACGCTCCAAAAACTGGCTGAGTGACGCCGGTCTGCGTAAAGCGGCACTGGTGGCTACCTGTTGGGGTAGGGTTGATATCGCGCCCCACTGCGCCCAAGGCGGATGGAAACGCAGCTGCAAAAGCAGCTTGTTTTCAAATATTTCCAAGAAAAGGACTGATCCGAGTTGTTGAACTCTGTGGAACCTGGTTGAAGTCTTTCCTTTTTGATTATGCTCGGGTTCAATCCGAATCGCCATCGACGGCAACCTCTCGCATGTTACTCGCATATGTTCTTGCCAAACGAATGTTGTTCACGCCGAAGCGTGATAAATATCACGCCGGTATAGGTCACGGGACATAAGTTATAATTGGCCAAGAAGTCCTCTTCGGCGACAATACCTGCCACAGAGGAGGACTTTCAATGCGAGTTCGTTACCGGGTCCTATTGGTCATCTGGCTCGCCATCGTAACATGGTCGAGCGCCGTGGTCACGGTCAAGGCATGCTGGATTTACGGCGATCAGAGTGGCGTATTTCAAGATTACGTCTGTATGCCTGCTGGGCAAGATATAGAATGCGGCCCGAGCTTTTCATGTGAGAGCGATATATGCAGAACAGTTCCGTGCTTCGAAGGAGTGTATGCTTTTTGTATCGTCTCTTACTACTGCGGTGCTTACCCAGGTTGTTTTGGCCAACATTGTGCCTAATTATGCTGACGGACGCGTACCACTTGGGAGACTTGCTATGAGAAACTTTGTGTTTTTCCTAATATCAACGGTCACTGTGGCTGGTTTAACCGCAACTTTCGTTGTTTGGCGCTCTCACGCGCAGTCGTCAGGTAGAACACCTGTTAAGTTTGCCAAACGCGAAACCGTTTTCCGATATCCGACTGGCGACTTCGCCGAAATCAAGGAAACGGCGTGTGCGATAAATAGAAACGGGGTCCAAGTCGAGATTCGACATCCAAAGGAGGACAGCGGAACCAACCTCAAGATTATCGTTAACCCGATTACGAAAACCCGGATTGTCGCGGACGATATCACGCGGTCTGTGACAACCACGTATTTGAGTGACCCGAGCGCCGCCAAACTCCAACAAAAGCCTACGTCATGCACCGAAGACCCCAACCCCGAGCACTCGACTTTGCTTGGCTATGACGTTCTGAAAGTTGTGGACAAGGTCCCCTCCGACAGCGGAAAGATGGTTCCCATCAGGATTCGAACCGAATCGTGGGTCTCGCCGGAATTGGACTGTTTGGCTTTGAAAAGATCAGTGTACGTCACAAAAGATGGGCCCGAGGTATTAACGAATCTTCACGAGATCACGAACCTGGTCGTGGGGGACCCCGATCCATCTTTATTCGCTGTTCCAGCTGGTTATACTGAGCGATCTCCTTCGGCCGTGATGTCCGAGTACAATCGGCTTCATCCAGAAGCGCCCGGCCCTCTAGCCGGTTTCGACGGGCGCGACGCAGCTTACGAGCGGCAGCAAAAGAAATAATCTGAGCCGCCGTGCAGATTGCTTCCTCGTTTTCCAGTCCGCCGGCAACGTCAGCTTCGCTGCTCTTCCATTTGGACTCGGGGACAACGTGGAATCGATGATCTGGCAGTGTCACGTGGAGCACGCGCCCGATCCCATCCGTCGCGCCTACTTTGAGATTTCCGGGCGGAGCGGGCTGCACGCTGTGGGAGTTCTGTGTGCTGAGGCGGGGACAAGGGCTGCCGCCGTTTCCCAAGCACTCGCATCCTCGCATGCAGCCGCCCTTCGCTCGGGCTGGTTTAACTTGGCTAGGAAACTACACCGAAGCGTCCTACGAGACAGCGCCACACTACGGCACTCTGGGTGCGCCGGGGATTGCCGCCTTACAGAGCGCTGCTGGAATATGGGTGATGAGTCAAGCGACCATACAAAACTTCTCCAGCCTCCCCGCCAGCCCCAACCCTAGCCACATACATCGTCGACCGTCCCAGGTGGTGATACTCCCGCAGCCGCCGCAAAGCCGCGACTATAGCCGCAATCTCCGCGTGCATATAGATGGCCTGGGGGTTACGGGAGTATTTTTGTTGGAGGGGGTGGCTCTTATACGAGTTCACCCCCATACCAAGCAGGGACCTTCCCTCGACCAGTGCGGCTGCGATCCGCTGGTTGCTGACTTTGGGAAGGTCTCGAGCCACGACCTGGAGCCGAGCGAGCCACTCCCGGTCCCTAGGACTCACGCCTGGGTTTCCCGCAGTTACCGCAACGGTCACCTTCGGCGGCGTAGACCCCGCAACGGGGGCACTTGACTAGACGCGCCCATCCGTCTGGCCGCAGCACCCAGTCCCCTCCAGCGGGCCGCTCAGTTGTTCTGCGTCGGCGACGAGTGAGCGGCTCTTCTGCCTGCAGGGTTGGATCCCTCCGGCCTGGCTTTGTTGACTTCCTTGGCATTGTTGCTGCTTGTAACCTCTGGCTTTGAGGACCTCGTGCAGATACCCCATGGCATTAAAAAGGAGCGCACAGATCCCTTCCTCGAGCCCTTCCCGGCTCACATACCCTCTGTGGGCCATCCACCAGTCGTGGAAATGCCGGAAGCCGCTCTTCATGTAGCTGCTGAGGGGGATGCCCTTCGCCCAGTTGTCGCTGGCGCGGAGCTTCCCGTCTGCCTGCTTGCGGTGCTTGTGCATGTACTCGCTGTACCGAAGCATGACCAGGGGAGATATGAACCCCTCCATGTCGAGGTTGTCTGTATCCACATTTCGGGTGGCTCCCGAATCAAACTGACGCATGTCTGTCAAATTAGGCCAATTCTCCTTTCAACCACCTCGTGAGTCCTGCCATTAAACGCCACCGACCACTCACGATTCCAGAGTCGTGGGACTGGGATGGCGATCCCTCCCTCACGCTCCCACTCGTCTATGTTCCGGTCGCAGTCGTCAATGATGACTTTTCGAGGGCCAGCCACGAACCCCTTGGCTTTCCCAAAGAGCATCTGGTCCCTCAACTCCCGGTAGCGGGTCGCAATCCATTCCCGCTTGCCAGGAACCGAGTAGGGATCGAGGCTGGGGGAGGTTAGGATTGCAACGTTTTTCTCCCCGACCATCTCGAGGCAAAGCTCGACAATCATGTCTGCCTCGGGGGTCTTGGGGATGTTCTCCCAAAACCCCTTGTACTGAAGTGGAGCCCAGAACTCCTCCGGCGTGCATCCCCAGACCTTCTCGATATGCCACTCCCCATAAGCGGAAGGATTGCTGGGGTAGCAATCCTCCCTTCCATGGGCGCGATGGGCAGCCAGGTTGAAGTCTGCGAGGACACCATCCATGTCGATGAAGATTTTCACCGAACTGCTCTTCCCCCCATCAGAGCAGTGGCAACTACAATTACGGTTGCGCCGAACCAATAGAGGGCCTTAGCCCTCTGCCCACTTAGCAGGTAACCAAGCAAAAAGCCGAGATCCATCGTCCCTGCCACGTAGAGCACAATCTTATCCATCACACTCATCGGATCTTTACTGTCCTTACGGATTCACCGGCAAACCACGCCTTGCACTCCATGCACTGGAAGCGTTGGCGTTGAGTCGTCCGGGCATATAAGAACCCTCGTTTCTGGGTATGTTTGCTCCCGCAGTTCGGGCAGCAGTCTCCCGAGGCATGGAGGTTCTCGTTCGGGTGGTTGCGGATGTAGGGCCTCAACTTGAGATAGACCTTCTCAAGCAACAACACATCCTGCTTGTTGTAGCGGACCATCTTCTCAAGCGAAGCCTTGTCCCCATTCATCACCTCCAGCCAGAGCCCGTAGTCGGTGTGGAGCTTGCGGCCTACGCCGAGAAAGTGCCCCAGATAATCGAGCCGGTTAGAGTTGAAGCTGAAATACTTCCTCGCAACCTTCAGCGTGTCAATGGTTGGGATCGGGGGAAGAGGATCGAGCCCATGCACAATCGCACGAGCGTTGAACTTTCTGAGATCGAACTTATCCCCGTTATGGGCCACGATCACATCCGCAGCCGAGAGAGCCCTGTGCAGGTCCCTTACGCACTTCGAGTCATCTGCTGGCTTCTTAGGATCGACTTGCGTGGCCTGCACCTGCTTCTCCCCGAGCCACTTAAACGCAGCCGAGATAAGGCCCGATTCTTGGAGAATGTTTTCGTGGGTTAGATAGGGCTTAAACAACCCCCACGACGTCACCACCATCGGCCTCGTCTCGATGTCGTAGATTAGGATTTTCATTTCATGTCACTTTTCCCTTTTCGTCTCCACACCCGGGCATCCTTGTAAGCCTGCCCACTCTCCACAAGGAGAGATTGCGCGGCTTGAAGGATTCGAAGCGGGTATTTGCGTCCAAGCACCTTCCATATCTCGTCACTGCTTGCTGGCAACATTCGGAGCATCATCTCTGCGGCCTGGGCTTCGTTCGAGGGCGGGAGGACTACGTTGTCGATCTTTTGCCCAACCTCCCTCAACACCTCAGCCCCAAACCGCACGTCGTCCTCATCGATCCAGTTCCAGTGTCGGCGGGAGACAGCCATTAGCATGGCAAGCCTAAGAACCATATCTCGGGATCGATTTGCGTATGGCCGAACGGCTTTGGAGAAGTACTTGAACCTGTTGTGATACCAGTTCGTGTAGTAGTTCTTATCCTCTTCCAGCAGGAGCATCTCGTGGGGTTTCTTGAAGCGAACCAGAAGTTCCTCCAGTCCTCCCGCCCAGAGTTGCTTAGCCTCGGCCAGACTATCTCGATCCTCCCGGCCCATGGAGTCCTTCACGAGCGCGACGTGCTTCGAGCCCAGCTCCTCAACCAGGATTAGAAACCTGCCGAGAAACCCTCCTTCCATAGTCCCGTCCGGCATAGCTTTGTGAAGCCACTCAACCGTCGAGCCCCCATGGAGAGTTATGGTTGGTTCGTAGATGTAGGATGGCTTGCCGTTATTCGACAGATCCCCCTTGGTGGTGATGTCTTTCTTATCTCCACCCGAGAGGAGGTCTGTGAACTCCTGGATCATTCCCGATTGGTAGTCTCGCTGGCCGAAGAAGCTGCTCAACTCGCCTGCCGGGATGTACGCTGCGGCCTGCTTTCCAAGGTTTCGGAGGCGAGCCGAGACTGCCTCCATCGTCTTTCCACCCAGCACCGGGACCGCGCCAACCCTCTCCAGTTCAGAGGTAATCCGGTTAATAATCGTGTCCTTCCCAATCCCGGAGTCACCTACGAAGAGGACTGGTTGGAACGGGTAGACCTTCCACACAGACTGGTCAATCCAGGCTTGACGGCGAAGCAAGCATCCGACGAGGCTAATTCCCCCACAGATTTGGTACGAGAGCGGCACTTCGGTGTAGGAGAGCATCTTGCACCAGTGCCAAAGCAGGCTATCCCGTGGGACAATATCGAGTTTCATCCAATTGCTTAGAACTCCTCGTCTTCGTCAAACGGCATCTGGTGGTCGAGAGCGTCATCCACCCGTGCAAGGAGATCCTCAAGCTCATCGTTCACCACCCCGTGTTCGTCCACGCTCTCGATGGTGGAGTTGGAGCCATCCCGTAACTGGAAGTGGTCGCGGATATCAAAAAGCAAATCCTCAAGCTCCTCGGTACGGGAAAAATAGTCGTTCTTTGTTGGCATAGATTAGTTCGTAGTTACCTCCTTCATGCTGCTAATTTGACTTTCTTGCAACTCGCCCAGTCAGCCGGGGAGTATTCCACGCTGGCCTTAAACACAAAGTTATCGAGCTGGTGCCAGGGCTGCTCCATAATTGCCTTGGATCGCTGTGCCTGCTCCATCCACGTTTCTTGCGGGCCCTGGAGCACGATTGAGTCGTGAACCTGAAGCGCCATCAACCAACCCGGCACGATGTCCTGGAAGGTCGAAAGGCCATAGCTGTCAATTGCCGGGCGACACCTCGGGTTCGAGGGGAAGTGGCAAATCATCATCCTCAGAACCATGTCTGCGAGGGTCGAGGCAGGGAGGAAGGCTAGGGCTTGCGTAGCTGTAGCCTTCGAGGAGAACCACCTCACCCGCCCGAAAGCATTCCGCAGGTAGCCATCCTTCTGGGCCTGGGCAATGGTTTCCCCTTGCCACTCCGCAGTCCGCCCGTTCATCTGCTTCCAGATCTCGATGAACTCGCGAACGTCGGATTCTGTGTAGTGCTCGAAGCCAGCTTCAATCAGTGAGTCGAGCTGCTTGCGTGCGCCCATCCCGTAGTTACGGCCATGGTTAATCTTCTTGCCGATATCCCGGAATGGCTTGTCTTCGTCGGACTTGGTAATTGTCCGACCAAAGATGCGAGTTGCGAGGTCGCAATGCTCGTCATACCCCGGCTGATTAATCCTCTCCCACCTATCCCAGTCCTTTGCGAGCCAGGTGGTGAGCATGTTCTCACCCTGGACGATATCTAGGTTGAGCCATCCCCAATCCGGTTGATCTGGAACATAAATAGCCCGGAATTCTTTAGGCTGGTTTTGTATGTTAAGGTCAATTCCTCTTCGTTTTCCAGTTGAGCTAAGACGGCCTTCACTTGTTCCAAAAACCTTGAGGTTAAAATACATCCTCGGTTCTGTGAGAAGACTGTCTTTGGCAAAATTATTCCGAAGTGTAATTTGCTGTTTGAGTCCTCCCAGCACTGCAAACTCAGGATGAGTTTTTGCCCAGGCTTTTCGAGCACGTTTTCCAGTCGTTCGTCTTCCGGTCTTAGCGTCATAAACTTCGGCCAGCTCGCACTTCTTTACGTACGCTTGGACTAAGGGAGGGGAATTGTAGGGGACAACCCGCTCTTGCCTTGTTCCCTTAATAATTTTTGCAAGGTCCATTTTTCCTGGGGAGATAACTTTCCCACAGGTCGGGCAAGGTTGATCCGATGGGACTGTAAAAACGATCCCCACAGGGGCATGAGGTTCCCGTTTGGATCCTTTGCACACCTTACTCTTGGTCTTATAAGTGCTGGGGGGTGCCGGTAGGTTGCAGGAGACGGTTTTGTAGTATGGCGCGAGTCCTTCTGGGAGTCTGGCTTCATATTCCTCGATCTTCTTGTCGATCTCAGCCCGGATCGAGCCAAGTTGAGAGGAGTCGATCTTTACCCCTCGCTCTGCCATGTCCCGGCAAAGGAAAGCCAGCGGCACCGAGACGAACTGGTACACGTCGTCCAGCTTGTAGCGGGTCAGGAGGTGTGAGATCGGCGTGTTGACCTCGAACTCCGCAGCGGTGTCTCGAGCGTTGTAGAGGTTGAACGCTTCGGCGGCTGTCTGGCACCCTCCATACCCGCCGAGGTGCCGGGGAATTGCGAAGGCCCTATCCCACGTGCGCCATTGCTGGCCGTTGACGTTGTCCAGGTCCTCGGACTCTTCCTCTTCCCACTTGCCTTTCCAATAAACCCGGTTCGTAAAAACACTCGCCACAAACGCCAGCGAGTGCGGGTAATCCGGCTGGATGAGATGCTGCTTCAGGATCGTGTCGTGGATGCGAGCACGCGAAAGATCCCACCCAAGCCTCTCCAAGAAGGGGAGGTCGGCCTGGATGATGTTGTGCCCGCCGATGTCTGTCGCGGCCTCAAAGATCCGGCGCAGGATCGAGAGGTATGGCTCCTGCCACGGAACCACGATGGCTGAGTAGAAGCGGTCGGAGAGCCCGCAAAGCGTGACATTCCCTGCCGCATCCCACTCCAGGTCGAAGGCAAAAACCCGAGAGGCAAACCTTTCCACCTCCTCCACGGTCGGGAAGAGGTTGTAGTTCTCTGGAGGGAGGACGCAGCTCTTCCGAAAGTCCCCTACAATCACCGACGAGAGCTTCGGTTGCTTCATCAGCGCCGAAGCTGGCAGGGTTGGGATGACCTTGGCCTTCCCGGTTTCGCCGGTAAGAGGCAGTGGCGAACCTCGCCAGGTGTGAATCCCTTCCCTGCCGGTGAGCTGCCGGAGGGCATCATCGCCTAGGGCGTAGATTTTCTCCCGGCCACTCCTCCGTATCAGCGGATCCAGGTGGTGAGCCTTGCAGTAGTCGAGCCCGGCCTGGAAGAAATCCCCCTTGAGGCTTTCTGGCGGGTGGCACCCGATCACGTTGAGGGTCGAGATGGCATCCCAGGACTTCTTGGCCCCTCGAACCAGGTTCTTGACCCAAATCCCCGCGCCATCGGAGAAGCTCTCCCCGTTTTTGGCGGCGTCCACATACGAGGGAGGGTCGCCTACAATCAGTTCATGGTTAACCGTTCCTCGGAGTTTGAGCGGTACATAACCATGGGTGAGGTGCCCGATAGGGCAACCCCGGCAAAAATCCGGGCGGTTCACGGTTGGTTGTTAGCTGCGTAAAAGCGGTCTTCCTCGGGTTGAGGTGCCCGCTTAGGGGCCTGGCGGCCCCTTCCCACAGGGGATGTGGGAACTACGTAGAAGCTAACTAGCTGTTCGCAGGCTGAGCCTGGGCGAACTTCAGAACGTTCACCGTCTGCTCAGGGTTGCGGTAGTCGGCTTCCTTGCCGATGAAGATGCGGAGTTCGGCAGGGGGATTGAGGGTCTCGAAGGTAGCAGCGTACTCCTCCAAGCTCTGACCTTCTTCCTGAACGACGCCGGTAGCGTCCATCTGGCGACGAAGGTCCTTCAGGTCGACCGGGTTCGAGGTCCAGAAGCTCTTCCAGAACTTACGACCAGAGTACTGATCGTCATTCACGAGCGTGTAGCTGCCGTTGAGCACGAGCACCTGGCGGCCAGCGTTCTTACCGGCCTTCGGGGTGACGACCTTCGCGGTCAGCTTGTTGACCTGGAGCGTGTAGAATCCCTCGTCGATGGCCTGGAACGTAGGGTCGATTTCGTTCAGGTTAATGTGGGAAAACTCGCTCACGCCGGAATCAATCGATTGTGTAGACAAATTAATCTCCTCCAAGAGATAGGTTTTTGGCGGTCCTTAGTGGCCCGCCAACCCCCCGGAGATAGGGGGTTGTCTACTTAAGCAGCCTCCCGCATTACCGGAATCCAGTGCTTCTCCCAGATCGAGGCCAGGTCTTCACCGTCCGACCCATCGGTGTAGTTCTTGCAGAGTTTCACCTCGGGCGGGAAAAGCTCGAACCGATCCTTGAGAGCCTCGACCCCATCCGTAGCGGTGCAGAGATACCGGGAGACCGACCGCTTGCCGCCAACTACCTCGGTTTTGGTCTTAATGGTTCCGACCACCTGGAACTGAGCGCAAGCCTCGCCTGCCATCCTGCCCGGCAGCTCCGGCCCACGCCACGCGATCCGCTCGTTCTCCTCTTTCTCGCGAACGGTTGCCGTGACGATTACATGCTTCCGGTACTCGGGGTTTTCGTGCGTGGTCATGAGGAGAAGCTGCCGGAAGACCTGGGAAGTAAGCTCTCCCATAACCTGGTAGTCGCTCCTGTTTGGCACGCCAGCCACGCGAGTTGCCGTGTTTTCCCGCGCCGGATAGCGAAGGGCGTTCGGCTTCACGTGCTGGTTGACCATCTCGGTGGCCGAGTCCAGAACCACGCCTGCGAACTGCTTGTCATTCCGCAAAGACCCGAGAGCTTTCATAAGCTCCGTGAGATCTTTGGGGATAAACATCGGCACGTTCATCTTGCGGATCGTGACTGCCCCACCACCCTCGGACGCCTCGACAGGGATATACAGAACCCTGCGACCGTTCTCGAACTTCTGGGTCAGCCGGTCCAGGCTCCCGCTAAGTTGCGTCTTCCCCATGCCTGGGGCAGCCCACAGAAGCATCGCCAGCTTCGTGTTTGGTGAAACGATCTTCCCACTGTTAGTAATTGCCAACCCTGGAATGGTTGGCATAGAGACACTTCCAGCCAATAGATTTCCTCCCTTGAAATTTGGTTTTTGGAGAGGGGCTCTCCCCTCAGTCACACCACTGGACTGCATGCCGTCCACGGACAGGTGTCGTCCGCCCGGTAGATATGCCGCAATTAAGCGGGCAGGGTGCTATCGGGAGATGTTGGATGAAACTGGTAGTACTTCGGACATGCGCAGGCGGTTTTTCACGATGATAAGCTGTGCTGATGCGATTGTTGAATAAGTGCCTTCTCGCCACCGTTCTCGCCACTACTGCTGGAGCACAGGAAACAATCCAAGCAGGCGGGAAATGGGCCTACCACGCAGAACGAGACAGAATGACCGACGGCTATTGGCATGTATTTACGCTGAAGGCCGATGAAGCGATTGCAGACGGCATTCTTTCCGGCGTGCCGGAGTTTTCGATCACCTGCGGGAAAACATGGCGCGATTCGCAACTTACCGTTCCGGTGGTCATTGCATCCGAAAGCGTTGAAGTTCGTGCTGATGGAAAGAGTCACACTCGTTCCTGGAGTGTCGCCGGAGATCGCAAAACGTTCTTTGTAGATGGTAGCAACTGGCTCGATATGCGCCGAGTACCGGGAACCAAAGAGTTGCTCCGGGCAACCGACCTCCGCATCCAGTTCGAG